AACAATCAAGTGCTAACGCATTTGCTTACGTTTAACTTATAAGCTCCATCTTTCACAGGGTGGGGCTTTTTTAATGCAAAAAGGCCAGGGAATTAGCCCCGGCCTCAGAACAACTCAAATGAAAAACACACACAATCCTTAATTCTCGCAGACCTTCCGCCCCTTAAAGGTAGTGATCTGTATCTTTTTACCCTTTCGCTTCAATACCTTGCTTTGCGCTAGTAGGCTATGGGCGATGTCTGGCAGTTTCTTGCTCATGGCTTTTTATTTCTCTCAAAGTGATACATGTAAATCGAGTGACAGGCCGAAACCTCAATAAGTGCAATAACCATGCAGACACCTATCGCAAACCTGCTTGGATCGTTAGCCCCATAACATAGCGCAAAGCCCTCGAAAACATCTGCAAAGGCTTTCATATTAGACAGGTGAAATATTGCCAGCCCCAAAAGGCTAAAAAACACATCATTCACCATGCCGGATATATTCACGCCCTGCATATCAATTTAGTTTAGCTTTCTCTGCCCCTCGCAGCCGGATAAGATCTGCCCCCGCCTGGTTCAGTTGTGCTTCAATCATCCTGCCCAGCATATCATATCCGCCAGTCTCTGGGCTGATGTGCATTACGTATTGTTGACCAGGTAAGCCATAGCCGAAAAGCTCCCCGTTATTGTGGGCTTGCTGCCAGCCTGATAGTAGAGTAATATTTGCTTTAACGTCCTCTATCTGCTGTTTGATCCCGTCTATTTTTTTTGGTGTTTTACTTGACATATCCTATAATATCTTTGTATTGATCCATACTTATCTTTCTTCCCCTCGGCCATCGCTTAGAGGCTGTTTCTACCAACGTCACCAGTTCCCCCGGCCTACTTTTCAAATGCCCTGCCAGTATTTGCAGGAACTTATCAAATAACTCGAAGTTCCATGTTAATTCTGTTTCTATTGGATCGTACCAATGGCGACAGCCGGATTGGTCAGCCCCCAGCACTACGATATTTCGATAGCCCTTATTCAATGCCACATTAACGGCAAAGATCATCGAGCTATTCAAATTGGCAACGCATCTAGGCGCGCGGTTTATAGCCTCCCCTCTGTTGAACCATTCCCCAAAGTGAGGTACTATCGTTTCGGTTGGGATGTTGGTAGGGTATCCCTGCTGAAACTTATCGAAGTGTATCAGCCTATCGGGCTTTACACCTAAATCTATCATGTGTTTTGCCGCCCAGTTGATAGCCCACTTTTCGCCCGGTATCTGGGAGAAATCGAATCCTCGGAGGCTGTCACCCCCTGCGATGATGGTTAGATCGAAGTTCATTCTTTGGTAAGCATAAAGGTGCTAATTAATACCAACCCAGCCCACGCAATAAGTGGGTAAAAAATTTCTAACCAGCCCCATTTAGAAGGAAGTCCAATAGCACATAGCTTTAAAATTGCCAGTATGATAAAAAGCAAAAAAAGCCCCCTTGCTATAAGCATGAGTATTACATAAATCGCGCTTTTCATGATATTATTCTTTAATCTCCAATTTATTTACATTTCCTTTCTCAATAGCCTCCATTGTCTGCTCAATCTGCTTTTGTGTTTCCTCTGAGATAACAGGAGCTTGCTGGTAAGGTGTAACTATCAATCCCTTTTCCACCGTTTCAAGTGCCCATTGGCGGAACGTTTCTGCATCGTCAGGCCAAAACTCTGGGTTGCCTATATCAAAGACACAGTCCATGAATATAATTTGTTTCTGAGGATGCAACTTAACCCGTAGCCTAACCCTTTCATCTGTACTACCCTTCAGATCTCGCATGAATTGGCGCTTGCAGTCGCTAGGACTATTATAGAAGCCCTCGGCTGTCCACCTTCTAGGCGTTGGCTTCACCGGATAAAGGATGCTAAATTTTCTTTTCTTCCTCTTACTCATATCTCCACAAATAAAAAAAACGGTTACGCTCCTATACGCAACCGTCTAATCCTAATAATGAATCACTCAACTTTACTTATTTCAATTCCTCTTCTCGTTTTCATGTTGTTGGCTGCACAATAATAACACTATTACGAAAACTATGCAAATTTTTATACAAAAATGGTATATTAATTGCTAAAATTTTCGTAAAAGTGAGATAGTATGACTACGTGGGGATTATTTTGGGCTTTTGTGGTGCTGTTTGCTCTATATGATGGAAGCAGAGATTGGAGGAAGTCAGGTGGGCTAGACCATACCTTTAGGGCCACCTTTCGCCTAGCCTTCATTATTCTACTATCATTTTATGACTACGGTTTCGAAGCCGAATACACCGCAGGGGCGTTCAAGCTTGCCTGTTATCGGTATATGATCTTTTGGATCTCCTTCGATATCCTGGTAAACCTGGTACAGTTCCGAAACTATATTCTCCGAGGGAAGCTACAAATGCTCACGCATCTAGGTAGTACCGCCCTTCTGGACTATATCTTCAGGTATGCCTGGGCTGTGCCTGGGAACTTTAGCTATCTAACCCATCCCGAATACCTCAACTATTACCGACACAAAAGAAACTTAATAGGGGCCGTCATTACTCAGTATGTATTCAAGGTACTGCTGTTTATCGTCGCCTTTCAATCGTATAATTTCACACCTGAAACATATTTATTTTAAGCTATGGAAGATAAAAAATTTGTATTGACAGAGTACCAGGAGCCGCAGCCAGAAAAGCGCGCCCTGCTAGATCGACTATTCCCTGCCAGCATGGACAATACGAAAAAGGCAGTATTAAAAATGCTTTTGGTATTCGTTTTTGTATTTGTCTTCACCATTGGAGCAGATCTGCTGAGCGAGCTGGTATTTGGAGAGGACACCCCAGGGAATGAGTTTTCTATCGGCTTTGGCTTTGTCGCCTCGCTGGTGCTGAGCCGCTTGGCGTGGATTAAAGAGTATTAGGAATGGTTATTAAAGTTCCAGATATAAGGATTGAGTTAATCGACTATACAACATGGGTTCCTATACAGGGGAATCTAAAGGACTTGTACACAGATAACTTTGAAAGGCTAAAGAACTCACTAAAACAAAAGGGGGGATTTGTGCCTGCCTTTATATGGCTTGATAAGGGCATACCTAAAATACTGGATGCACACCAAAGGCATAGGCTTTTTGTAGCTGAAAATGTTGAATTTGAGCATATTGACGGCACTAGGGATAAGCGCTATCCATGCGTTATTATTGAAGCTGAAAATCTAAAAGACGCCAAAGAACGACTATTGGTTATTAGCTCACAGTATGGGCGAATGACGCAGGAGGGACATGATGAATTTACCTTTGATATTGATGCTGAATTTTTGACTAATACTACTAATTTTGATGCTATAATTAGATTTGGTGAGGCTATCAATGAACCTGAACCAGATTATGAAGATTTGATAGGAGAGGGTAAAAACAAGCCTCCTACAATGAAAATAACATTCAAGAGTCCTGAACAATTACAATCAGCAGAAATTGACATAACGGAATTACTTGACAGAAAATATGATGGAGCGTTTTTTTCGGTTAGTGCAGGTGAATTATGAGACTAGAAAAAGCATCCAGAAAGGCGGTAAAATATGCCGTTGAAAATTTTCATTATTCAAAAAATGCGGCCCCTAAAGCATACGATTTACCATTTGCTGTATTTGATGATGATGTTTTTTGTGGTGTTATATGTTACGGAAGGGGCGCAACTAATTCCATTGGAAGTCCTTATGGATTGGCACCGGGAGAGTGTATAGAATTAATAAGGGTCGCTCTAAACGGGAATCAATCTATAACAAGCAAGGCATTGGCCATAAGTCTAAGATTAATCAGAAAAGAAGCCCCACTTGTGAAGGCGGTAGTTTCATTTGCAGACCCAGAACAGGATCACGTTGGGACGATATACCAGGCAACAAATTGGCACTATATAGGAAAGACAACACCTGAAAAAGAGTATATTTTGAACGGGAAAAGAATACATGGCAGAACATATCGAAGTATGGGGAAGCCCATAAATGCAAAAGAGACTTACGGCAGTAGTAAATATAGATACATATACCCCCTAGACAAAAAACTTATTCCAATGTGTAAGGAAATGTCAAAGCCTTACCCTAAAAAACAAGCGCATGAAGTGTAATGGCTGCACATCCTGCATTCCAGCAGGGGAGAGGGGTTCGATTCCACCCATGCGCTCAATATAACAATGAATTAACAGTGATTAGTGGCAAATCCTAATGGAAATAAAGATACGCTAAAGCCATTCAAGAAGGGCAGATCGGGCAACCCGAAAGGCAGGCCACCCTTTAAGAAGTTCGTAGCCAATATATTAGGCGTAAATCCTCGCCTTATACCTGAAGGTATGTCCAGCAAGGACATGAAAAAGGCACTATCTACCCTGCTCCAAATGTCAGGCAATGAAATCCTTGCAGTAACAAAAGATCAAGATAGTCCTATTTGGTTTGTGGCTATGGCAACGGCAATCTCTAAGCAGATGAAACAGGGTAAAACGGATGCAGTAGAGAAGTTAATGGATAGAGTATATGGCAAGTCAGTACAGGCATTAGAGCACTCAGGAAAAGACGGGCAGGAGCTACCGCCAATCATATTCTTACAAGCGCCAGACGATGACGATAACAGCAGTAAATGAGGATGCGCGCAAAGTAACACTAACAAAGGTTTTTAAGAGATATGCAAGCGCAAAAAAACGGATAATCGTAAGCCGGGGCGGTACACGTTCCAGTAAAACGTTTTCCGGTGCGCAGCTTGCCGCTACGTGGCTACTATATCCAGAAACACTAAAGCAGCAATACAACAGCGATCTGCCAGATACGGGCGTATGGTCGTTCGTGCGTAAAACTCTACCCTCGCTAAAGGCATCTGCATACCGGGACTTCATTGAAGCCCTTGACATGATGGGATGTAGGCACATAGCAAAGGAAAACAAAAGCGAGCTAACCTTTGATTACCAAGGGCGAAAGGTAGAGTTTTTCAGCATCGACCAACAGCAGAAAGTGCGATCCCGAAAGCGGGCTATACTCTATGTTGTTGAGGCCAACGAAATAGACTTTAAAAACGACTGGCAGCAGCTTATATTCAGGACTACCCATCGGGCGTTCTTGGACTTCAACCCAGACGATGAAGATATATGGATCAATACTGAGCTAGAGCAAAAGCGCCAGTACACGAAGAAAGATATACAGGTATTTGTTTCCACCTACAAAGACAATCCATACCTAGACAATACACTGGTAGAGGAGATCGAGTACACCAGAGATACCGACCCGGAACTATGGCAAGTCTACGGCCTAGGCGAGTACGGGAAGATTACCGGCCTTATCTACCCATCACAACCTGAGATAATAGACAGCTTCCCGGTAGAACGATGCAAACAAATATTCTACGGGCTGGACTTTGGATATAACGACCCCATGACGCTTGTAAGGGTAGGTGTAAACGATCTGGACATCTACATAGAGGAGATGTATTACAAGCGCTTAAAGCTCGTAAGTGACCTCATAGCGGAGCTCCCACAGCTAGGAGTGGAGAAGAACGCGACGATATACGCAGACAGCGCCAACCCTGGGCAGATACAGGAGATATATAACGCAGGGTATAGGGGCTGCAAGCCAGCGCAGAAGGGGAAAGATAGTGTGCGCTCTGGTATCAAGAAGCTGAAGCAATACCGATGGCACGTAGTAGCATCGAGTGAGAACCTATTGTATGAACGTAGGCGGTATAAGTGGGCAACAGACAAGAATGGTGAAATCATAAAGCCTGAGAAGCCGAACGACGGGAACGATCACGCCTTAGACGCTTTGCGGTATGCTGTCTATACCGGGCTATTCAAGCCCAAAGCGAACAATAGGACTGTCGTTATCTGATTTGCTGGCGTTAGCAAAATAGAAAAGCCCCAGTATAGTGTTTATACTGGGGCTTCGTTTGTTCAAGTTTTTGGATTAGGTTTTGGGGTTTATTCTGCATATTCATGAGGTACTTCATTTTTTAGCTCAATACTTATACTCCTACAGCCATTTGGTGCGCATTTTCCTATTCTCACAAAATAATCATCAATCAAAAGGCTATATCCAGTCACGTGCTGTCTATCATCTTCTCTATTAACTAGATCAGCTAAAAAATCGGCCTGCTTTCTTGTTATCCATTTATGTCCTGAAATTGGACGGCCCGCCCCGTCTTTATAGGGGCTCCATTTTGCGCTCTTTATGAAAGACTTTATTAATTCTGATGGTTTCATAATCTTTTTTCTTAATGTTTAACTTATTACAAATACACACACCTTTTTCGACTTTGCAAATTTTTGTTAATAATTAGCCAAAAAAAGTACAAATAATTTTCCCATCACCCGTAAATACAAAGATTATTAGCCTTCGGCACGATATTGGAAAGATTTTTAGTAAATTGTTAGCAAATGGCACATTACACCGACAACGCAAAAGAGCCAGGGCAATGCCCCCCGAAGGGCTACATAGAGGGCCGGATAATGGCGGAGATCATGAAGCGCGTGGACTGGGATAAGGCAGAGAAAGACGCGGTGACCATCACCAGCATTACCCTCGTTCCGGTGGATGATATGCCGGAGGATGACGCATTACACACCATTGACTTCAAGGACGAATGAACCTAGCCACCTTCCTACATATCCTCTCCGACCCTGACCACATGGGAAAGGTAAAGAACCTGGTGCTACGCAAGCAAGCGGAAGAACTGAAGCAGCAGGGCCATGTGGATACAGGTAAGCTTCTCAAATCTCTGGAAGCGCAGATCGAAATAGCCGAAGGGGATATACTGCAAGTAGTTGGTGAATATGAGCCATACGGGCGCTATCTAAATGATGGTGTACCGGCATCCAGAATACGCCCAGCACGTAGAAATAGGAAGAGAGGCAGAGGGCAAGGCAACAGCCGCAAATCAGAGCGCCAAAAAGCTATCGAAGGATGGCTGAAGCGGAAGGTAATGCCGGGAGCATCTGAGAAAGAGGTAACAGGGCGGTACTTCGCCATCGTTGCCACTTGGAGAAAGCAGGGATTCCCCTCGCCTGGTGGCAAGAAATTTGCATCAAATGGAAGAAATACCAGGTTTTCAGATCTGGCGATAATGGAGAATGAAGGACAAATAGAACTACAAACGGAGCT